AATGGTCCATGCTCACTACTGTGCACCCTACTCTAAATGACCATGTGTAGAACATGAGGCCAACATGTAGTGTCCATGTTGTATGATGTTACTCTATTCTAGAACCTTCTACTTCCTTCTCCCAAGTCTTGTGATCTGTCTTGTGACTATGCTATCAAGTTGTGACTGATGTGACAGTGTGACCAATCAACCCTAACTCTATTTGTTCTAAAAATAGAAAATAGAAAAATACATCGAAAAGAAAATAAAAATAAAAAGAAAAATAAAATAAGTCAAGTCCACTTTCTTTAATCTTGACATTACCCCCTCTTTAAGATTTCTTCTCCAGAGAAATGTCCTATTCTCCAATCTTTTCTTCTTATTTTTTTATTTTCTTCCTCCATTTTTTCTTCTATCATCTTCAAATGTTCGCTTTTATCAATCTGCTTATCTTCTTTCCATCTCTTCCAATTCTTTTCTAGTTTTTTCAAGTATTCTTCTTCAAATTTCTGATCATCCCACCTGTATAATACCTTTGCCATATACTTCCCTGGTAGCTCCATCCTTTTGTATTCATCTTCTTCCTTTTCTATCCTCTCTTGCTATCTTATTTTTATCCCTCTTCATTCAAAGTCTTCAATCAACTCTTCTACATTTTTCAAGTTTTCTTTTCTTTCCCAAGTATCTCCTTCCACTGTAAATCCCTTCCACCATATCAAATATTTTTCCACTCCCCTTATCTTTTTCTTGTTTAATATTTTTTCTACTTCCCATTTTTCCACTCCTTCTACCTCTACTAGTTTCCCTTCCTCTCTCTTCTGTTCCCTTACCTGCTCTTTATATCATACTATCTGGCTTACATTTACTACCGGATGAATCCTCATTGAATTGGGTAACCATAATTTTACCGTGTTTGACGATACTACCTCCTCTATCACATATGGTCTCACATACCTCTCTATTAGCTTTTTTGTTGGTCTTTCTTTAAATACTAAGTCTTTAGTGCTTAATAGTACTCGATCTCCTTTCTTCCATTTCTCTGTTTCCTTCCTTCTCCTATCCACATATCTTTTCATCTCTTCTTAAGTCTTCTTCAGTGCCACCTCTGCTTCCTCATGAACTTTTTTCATTCTTTCTACAAATTCTGTTGCACTTTCCACTTTTCCTTTTTTTCTAATATCTCCTCCTATCCTCAACTCCTTTCTATAGTTTGCTATGAAAGGTAAAACCTTTGTCGCTGTGTGAACCTTGTTGTTCACTGCAAATTCTGCTGCTACTAACCACTCCGGCCAATCTTTCTGTCTATGTTTAATGAAGAATCAGAGGTACTGCTCCAATTCCTGATTCATCCTCTCTGTCTGTCCATCTGTTTAAGGATGGAATGTGGTTGATAATTTTGTTTTAATCCCTAACATTCTATTTAACTTCTTGGTCAACTCAGCTGCAAATTGAGGTCCTCTATCCAATACTATGCTCTCTGGCAATCCATGTAATTTCCATACATTGTCCCAAAGTAGTCTTGCTAATCCCTCTACAAATGTTTCTTCCATCATGGCTACAAAATGTGTTATTTTTGATAGCCGATCACATACCACCAATATTGCATGATTCCCTGCCACTACTGGTAACTTCATAATAAAGTCCACCGTCAAATGTGTTCACATCTTTTCCGGTACTTCACTCAACTTCAACTTCCCTACTGGCTCTTCCGTCCTATTTTTCATCCTCTGACATAAATCACACCCTTCTACATACTTTCTCACATCTCTTGTCACCCCAGGCCACCAATAATTCCTCATTACTAATTCCACTGTCTTCCACCTTCCTCCATGTCCAGCTGCCAGTACATTATGGTGTAACTGGATCACTTCTGCTCTTAGTTTCTTATTCTTTGGCACATATACCTTCCCCTCCTTCAACACTAGATTTGCTTCGATCTTCCACTCATTTCCTCGTAACTCCCTTACTCCCACCTTCTTCATCTCCTCTACTACCTTAATTACATCTTCATTTTTACTTTTTGCCTTTTTTATCTTTTCTAACAAATCTACCTCAGGTCCTTCTATAACTACTTTATATATACCACAAATCCAATTAATGTTTGATTCTCATTGTCCTTTTCTACTCCTACCTTCTAGTCCATTCTTCTACTAAGTCCATTTGCCTTCCCCATCTTACTTTCTGCCACATGCTTCAAGGTAAAATCAAACTGAGACAAATATAGTGCCCATCTGGCTTGTCTCCTGTTCAACTTTTGTGCTTTCATAAAATATTCCAAATTTTTATGGTCTGTCTAGATTTCAAATTTGTATTGCGCTCCCTCTAGCAAATATCTCTATACTTCTAACCCTCTAATAATGGCTAACATTTCTTTGTCATGAATTTCATAATTTCTTTCTGTTTTATTCAATGACTTAGAAAGAAAGGCCACTGGTTTCTATAACCCATCTTCACATTCCATTGACAATACTTCTCTCATTACATAATCTGATGCATCCACCTCCATCCTCATTTGTTTGTCTATATCTGGAGCTACCAATACTGGTTCCTTTGTAAACTGTTCTTTTAACTCCTTGAATGCCTTCTCTTGTCTCTTTGTCCAGTCCCACTTTTTATTCTTTTTTACTAAGTTATGTAATGGCCTTGCCACTGTTGCAAACCCTTCTATAAACTGATGATAGTAATTCGCCAGTCCCAAGAATTTCTGTACATCTTTGATGTACTTTGGCATCAGCCATTCCAAAACTCCTTTTACTTTCTCTTCTTCTATCTTTATCCCTTCTGGCCCTATTACTACACTCAAAAATCCTACTTCCCTAACTTTCCACTTACACTTTTCTGGCTTTACATATAGATTATTTTCTTCCAACCTCCTAATTACTTCCGCTACTAATTCATCATGCCTCTTCTCCGTCTCTGTTCCTACTATTACATCATCAATAAAAACCACTACTTTTCCTGTGTTAATCAAATCTCTCAACAATTCATTTATCATAGCTTGGAATGTTGCTAGGGAGTTTGTCAATTCAAAAAACATAACGGTAGGTTCAAACAACCCCTCTAGCATCATGAATACAGCCTTCCACTCATCTCCCTCCTTTATCCTCATGTTGTTGTATCCCCATCTCAGATCCATCTTCGTAAACAGCTTCTTCGTCCCAATATTTTCTAGAATGTCAGATATAAAAGGGAGTGGATAGTTATTTTTGATTGTCCATTCGTTAAGATATCTGTAATCCTGTACCATTCTCTTCTTTCCATCTTTCTTTCCCACAAAAAACACTGGCACTGTTTGCAGTGACTTCGATGGCCAGATGTATTCCTTCCTCAGTTGCTCCTTCACAAATTCCCTTACTTCCTCTCTCTCCTCTCTTGACAAAGAGTATACTTTCCCTTTCCATAGTATAAAACCCTCCTTTATCTCTATCGCATGATCCCACTGTTTTTTCGTAGGCATCCTTTCCAACTGCTTCTTCCCAAACATTTTTATCCACCTGTAGAATTTCTCCAGTACTAACTTCTTGGCCTCTGCTTCTAACTTTGCCATTTCCTCCTTCTCATCCTATATCTCCCATTCCTCTGCTACTTTCTTTATTTCCATTGTTTTCCCTTTTTTCTGTTTCTTCTTCTTCTTCTTCTCTTCTCTCCTTTTTCCTGCTTCCTCCTTTGCTTCCTCTTCTTTCTGCTTCTCCCACCCTGATTTCCCTTGTACAGGTCTCTACTGCTTTCCACACTCCTCCGGACATCTCATCATCTTAACCTCCCCTGTTCTCCAATCAATCTCAGGGTTGTGGCGAGCTAACCACAGCATCCCCAAGATCACCATCCATTTTTGTCCCCCAATCATGTCTATCTCCATCCTCTCTCTATGTCCCTGATAATAGATATTTACTTCCACAGTATTTTCTATTGGCTTCTCTTTGTTAAATAACTCATCCACATTTCTTATATTTATCGGCCTTTCTAGCTTCTTTAACTTAAAGCCCTGTTTTCTTGCAAATTCAGAGCTCATCACCAACCCTGTTGCTCCACTATCCAACAATGCTTCCACCATTATCCCCTCTTGCATATCAATTCTTTTTAATCCTATTTTTACCATCACTTTCCTCAATATCTTTCCCTCTGTCTTTCTTACTTCTTTCTCCTCTGATTTAGGTGTATCAGCATTTATTGTCATAGCTAATACACTATATCTATTTTGAGAACCTGGTTGAGGAGTTCTAGGTTCTCCATCTCTTTTAAATTGTTCATAAAGTTCAGAATCTCCTCAATTCTTCCACCCCCATACTCTCCTCTTCTATTCTCCACCACTCTTCCTCTCTAACCTTGATTCCTACAATGTCGGGCCATATGCCCAAAACCCCCACAAGCATAACAGTTTCTTCCCCTGTCTATCTCCATTGCATAGGGATCCCGTTTAGGAGAAACCCTAGTACCTTGCCCTGACCCTCTTACTACCACTGCATTCGTCCTCTCTACTCTCTCCATTGGAGCAGGCCCTGTTGTCGCCTGCTGAGGAAGCTATTGCCTCCTCTACTACACTAATGGTCATGGTATCATTTGTCTCTACTCCTGCTTAGAAGCTCCTTCCACTTTCTCTTTTTTTTCTCTCAATCTCTTCTCCTCCCTCCTGCTTTCTCTCCAATTTCTATCCAGGGCTGTTGCTCTTCTATACCACTGCTCCATGGAGGCCAGTGGGTTTTCCATCTCCATTAGCTTTCTCCTGATCCCTCCATTCATTCCTTGTTTAAACTCCTCTACCAACGGCCTCCCCTTGTATCCACTTTCTCTTGCAGCTCTCTTGAATTCTTGCACAAATTCTTCCATTGTTCTTCCTTCCTGCTCTAATTTTCTCAATTCCGCTGCCTTCATCAACTCCTCTTCTCCTCCACCGAATTCTTTCTTTAAGCTCACTAAAAATTCTTCTGTCAACTTATATTCTACTTTCCCCAACTCCAGTTCCTCCATTATGTTTTCCTTCCATACATCTGCAGATCCCCCCTACACATATGAAAGAACCCACTGTACTTGCCCCTCTACTGATTCTCCCCTTAATCTCATTCTAATATATAGCTTGCATACTGTAATGAATCTCCTACTTTTGTTGATGTTCCATCAAAAATTTGAGGTTTTGCTACCTCAACTTCTCCTCCTCTTTCTTCTTCTCTTCCTACTTCTCTTCCTACTTGCCCACCTGCTCCTCCTGCTAGCAGGGCTTGTATCTGCGCCTGCATTGCTGCCAACTGTTCCTGCTACTGTCTGATAATTGTATAGAAATCTATTTGACTCATGTTGTAAGGGGGTGGTGAGTCAATAAAGGATAGTGATAATGATGGTGATGGTGGTGTGGGTAGAGGCAATGATGTGTATAATAGGAGAGCAGAACCTATACTGGTCTCACTCTTAGACTCATACTCAGAAGATAAAGAAATCTCTGTATGTGATAGCGGGCCCTCTTCAAGTCCTGCCTACATAATGACTGACTACTTGTCTACTGGCTACTGCCCTAAGGAAAAGGTATACAATTTTGACCTAAGAAAGTTGTTCTACTCTAAACAGGATTTTAAGAACACCTGTTATTCCTCTGCATAGACAGATCACAAGTAGACCTGTAGCACAAGATTGATAATGGAAAAGGTAAAGAACACGTCCACAAAGAGTAGTACATCTACTGTATACCAGTGGGCTTTGATACAAATAAATAGCTAGGCTTTCTCTGCCTAACTAGCACTCCCCTTAAGCCTAGAGTCCGGCTGTGCTCTTCTGGACTAAAGGGCAGTGTTGCCCTTTGGTCGAGAATGAAAAAAAGAGTAAGGTAGAGAGGGCTAAGTGTTAAGCAGTCTCAGATATGGGAATCGAGTTCTAATGTTATGAGCTACAACCTTTAGAGTGAGGTAATAGAACAACTCTTATATTGGGTAACATAAGAGAACTCAATAGAGATCCCTTTACAAAGTAGACTATCTTATATACTACTACCAATGGTCCATGCTCACTACTGTGCACCCTACTCTAAATGACCATGT